AAGCACTTGCTGCCGCGACGTAGATGCCGTTCTGGCTGCCGGTCGTCTGATTCTTGACAAGCACTCGATCCCCTGCCGCCAGTGCGACACCGTCGATCGTCTGCAGCCCGGACAGCGTAATGTTGGCCGTCGTCGCGACACGGACGGCGCCGTCGACCAATTTGGCTTGGATGGCTCCGTTGAGATCCGCGTAGCCGGCTTTGTCCAGGTCGAGAGTCTTGATTCCTTGCTCGATTCGGTTAAGGTCCGATTCCGTAACCGTATCCCCGAATTGCCAGTTTGTTTTGCCGTTGTAGGCCATTATTCCGATACCTCCTCTACGGTTATTGCATGGCGCATGATCGTGTCTTCCACGATCGGCACGTTGACCGTTCGGGAGCTGACCACGGCGCCGGTTGATGATTTAAGTTCCATTTTCGAAACCGTGGCAACGGTCCCCATTGGGACAAGATATTCCAGCGTCAACACGTTCTCTGCCGTCTCCTTAAGCAGAAAGCTAGAGATCTCAACCGTATCGTTCAGCACGACCTTGGCGATCTTCGCGTTCGTATATGCGGTCAATTCGTTCAGGTAGGATTGAGCAATCATAGCGATACTGCCTCCCTTCGAATTGCAAATGGCGTCTTGCCGACTTGCCAGCTTCCCAGCTTCGTCCGTCGTTCTAGTCCGATCGCGAAAGCCCGATCCGAGATACCCAGCCTTTCGGCCACGAAGGTTTTAGGCTGATAAATCAGATTCGCCGGCCTGAGAAGATTGACCGTGTACTCGATTTCCCTCAGCACGGCCGCATTCTCAACCCCGACGCTAATTCCGAGCACATAGCTAACCGGATCGACTTCGACGAGCACGAGCCCCGGCACGCCGGCGATAAAATCGAGCTTCTGCTGAAGATACCTCTCGGTAAAAGGCGGCTTGGTCGTATATCGGTTGATGATGCGCGTTCTTCTGAAATTTAATGTCTCTGCCGTAGGATCGGCGACGATCTCCAGCATGCGCTCCCGTCGCCTCACCGCTTCCTCCGAGCTGGTCAGAACGAATTGATCGTCGAAGAGTCGATTAACCGCCTTTTCCAAAGCAGCCAGCTCTGCATCCTCCGTCCCGGTCAGCTCGACAAATTCTGCTATATCCCGATAAAATGTCGGGAGAAAAGTCATCAAAGGCTCACTCAAGAAGCGTCACCATCCCCGGCACCGGAATTTGTTCATTGGTCAGCGTTATGTTGGCGGCCGAGCCATTAAGCGTAGTCCCCGATACGTCGGCAATGCCTTCCACGCCGAGCATTCGGGCTTCCATGGGAGAAATTCGGACAATCGTCTGGTCTACCGATGACCAGGATTTGCGCAGGGATAGTAGATACTCTTCTACTGCCGCTACTAAAGATTCGCGAACCTGTCCAATCGTAAAGCCGCTCTGCAGCGTCACGGTTGTCGAGATATTAACGGTGACCGGCGCCGCGCCGACAACGGTCACGCGATGGCCGATGGGAGCCATGCCTATTCCTTCTCCGCTATTAACCACGGGATCCATTACGGTTTGAACCTCGTTTACGAGAGCCGACGGGGGGGCAGCGTAATTGCTGTCCAAGATCGTTAGTTTGACTGTTCCTCCGCCCGCCCAAGCCGGGAACACCTTAACCCCGCCTACGCCGTTCAGATCGCCGACCTTCTGCAGGTAGTCACCAACGTTGCCGCCGAACGGCTGCGCGTTGATCTCTGTCAAGAAACGCGCCCGCAGCGATTCATCCGTCTCTTCATCGGTACCGGGAATGCGAACGTCCGCCAGTTCCCCGCGCGCTAGTCCTTCGACGTAATCGATCGGCAATAATGGACCGAAATATTGGTTGCCGATAATCCCGGTCGATTCGCAAGTCAACTCATAATTCCCGAGCGACAATCGACCGGATACGGCATAATTGACGCCGGATATCGAGAAGCGGGTGCCGACGGCTACATCCATCAACGCATGGCTTGCGTCATAAAACAATCCCAAACGCTTCGCCACCGTTGCCGTCTTGCGAATCGTTCCGTGTTCCGCCGTACGCCTGGTCAGAAACTCTCCGCTTGCCGTATCCGCAAAAGACAAGTTGTAATTGATGTCTATCTCGGCATAAATTTGCGCAAGCTCTAATGCGGCCGGCGCAAGAGCGTCGAAGATAACCGAGCCTTCTCGTTTGTCGATGTCATTCGGAACCCTGGCCAACATTCTCTGGAGAATCGTCTCGTACGTCTGCGCCTCATACATTTACCTTCACCCCTTCCTTGAATGAACCTTGATCCGTAACGACGGTAAAAGTCGCTAAAGCACCATCTCCGCTGTCCGTAATCGACATATCGGTTATTTCTCTTATCCGGTCATCCTGCAGCAACACCTCTTTGATCCGCCGACCAAGCTCGGAACGTACGACTCCCGGCGATCCTCCTAATAGCCTTGTCGCCTCGGAGCCATAATCGGCGCTGTAAATCATGTAGTCATATCGTTCGGTACTCAGGATTTTGAGGACGGCTTGCCGCACCGCATCGAGGCCGTCGATCGTGCCGCGTGCGCGCTGCTTGTCCAAATCGAGACGGTACGTTCTGCTAGGCGGCCGGATCTCCTGCAGTTGGTCAGAGCCAATCTGCCCCCCTGTCGGAATCATGTCTCCACCGCCCTGTCCAAGATCAGATATTGGTTGCCGCCCTGTACTCGCAGCAGAATAAGCTTATCGCCCGTCTCCAGCCGTTTGCGTATGAGCAGCTCCTCGATTTTATACTCGGTCAACGACTCGGGCACGATCAAAAAATCCGCCGTGAGCGTAAACCGTTGATCGACGGTTACCTCAAGCGGATCTACTTTGACCACTGTCCCCGTTAGGATGGCAACAGGCTGCGATGCCCCTACCGCTCCCGCACCTGCTTGTTTAATTACTTGCAGCAATCGGCTCATGATATCACCTTCAACGTCAGCGACATCGTATGGTCGCCATCGAATTTATGATTGCACTCGTCGACCAGCATCGGTTGATTGATCCCTAAACGATCGATAAAGATACGGACATAGCTGCCAGCGCGAACCCGGATATCGCCAATAGCCTCGATTCTCAGGGATTTGGACTCGCGATTCTTGAGCGTAATCAGAGTTTCGAGCATCTGACTGATTTGGGCGGAGTTCATGCCTTCGTCAGCCGTCTGATACAGCTGCAGTCGCCCCCACTTGGCCATATTGGCGCTATCCTGGGCGAGATAAACGTCGCGCCTGTTCGTCGATTTGTTGTCTTGAACGATCTTGATACGGTTATACGTGTCGCTGTCGATCGATACGGCGTAATCGTAATCGGTCATTAAGCTCTCGTCCCCGAAGTAAAAGTCTGTAAGCGGCTGAGATACGTTCGCGAGAGTCAAGCCTCCGAAGTCATCGTAAAGATAGAAATTGCCGTAACCGTTGATTAGCGTGTAATCAAGCGCCTTGCACATCGTGTCGAGCAGCTTCTGCCCATCGGCTACCAGAGAGGGAATCTTGTATTTCGTATCCGCCAGTTTACCCAGCTTCAGGCCCGAATCCGTAGCAATCTTTTGAATAATTTCCGTCGCCGTTTTGCCGGTGAAGACATAAGTATCATTGGCCATTAAATAACGGATTTGATCGTACGCTTTGATACGGATTTCCTCGCCTGCGCCATAACCGATCTCAAAAACATAACCGTAAAAGACATTTGTCTGATCCTTGCGGACTTGGATAATATCGCCGTTGCTAATCGTAAAGCTCTTGTCCCCGTAGAACCTGTTGTTATCGATTAACGTAAACGAAAGAGTGCCTGCCTTGCCGATTCGGGCGGTTTGCCACTGCAGATCGGCGACAATCTCCGAGATGTCCCATACCCTTCCGTTTTTTTTGTCCAGCATCACTTCAAGCTGCATTCCTTCGCCTCCTAAGACGGCAGTTTCAGGATGCGCCCGATCTGAAGCGTCTTGAGCTGAGCATCCGAAATTCCGTTTAGCTTCTGAATCTCGCGCCAACGTCCGCTGTCTCCGAGAACCTTCTGGGCCACCTTAAATAAACTGTCCCCCGCAACAAGCGTGTAAGATTTGGGAGTCTGCTTCTCGTCAGGTCTCACCGTCTTCGTCGCTTTGATGGTACCCGCACTTGCTGAGTCATCGCTCGACAATTCTACCTTCTTGGCGGAATAGAATCGGTATTCCTTAAGCTCGAGCTTGTACTCGATATCGCCGCCGCTGCCCGCCACCTCCGACCATTCGAAGGACTCGATGCTCGCCGCGGTATTGACCTGGTAGGCATCCGACGTAAAGATAAACCGGATCGGGATTTTCGAAGCCAGCCAGCTCTCGATTCGTTGAACGTACCATTCCGGTTCAAAATAGGACGACTTATTATCGCTCCCATTCTGGAGATCGGGTTCCCGATAAGTCCGGGACGGGTCAATGGGAAAAAAAGAGGAGAAACGGATCTCTCGCAGCGACCGATCCTTGATTACGCTGATTTCTCCAAGCCCGACGATGGTATAAGTGCTACTTCCGCCGTCTCCCTTAAACTCGATGGATTCCGGCAAGACAGGCAGCTCGAAGAATTCCAGTCTGTTGTTATAGCTGAGTTCCATGCTGTACGGCATCAAACATACACCCCTTCGGCGCTGCTAACGATCGCAACCTCCAGATGCTCGGATAGCCTCGAGATCAGCGAATCCACATCCGCTTCCTTGGTCACATTGCCGGTCCTTACGTTTACCGTCGTTTGCGGCTGCAACGTCACAAAATTCTGAATATTTTTGAGCTCTGCCAGCTCCCTCATCATCTTAAGGTCTTCGCTGCCGATGTCGACTTTATCGTTAATTTTCCCGACTTCGTTTACTCTATCGATATTTGCGGTCGTATTGGCGGTCGACCAGGCATCCCCTGGTTGCTTGATGCTATCCAACGCGTTCGACGTTTTGCCGAAAAGCCCTTGCCCATACTTATCGCCGGATTGGTAAGCGTCTATGATGTCTTTCTCTTTCATCCGATACTTCGAAGAGTCCCATAAGTTCTTATCCGTTGTCGGAGCTTCGAGAGAATCCATCATGGTCTTTAACCCGTCCGATAAGGCATGAACATTGTTCGTGTTTAGCAAGTTGACCGGCTTAATATTACCCATGCCCGGAATTTTACTTATCGCTTTTAGTAGCATATTAACGCCGCCGATCGCACCGTTAATTCCCTCGAGAATAACCTTCATGAATCCTCCGGCGAAATTCTCCGTTCCTCTAAGCATGTTGAATAGATGGCCCATAAAAAACATCGCCAAGTCGTAGAACAGCTTATTAACCGTGTAGATGGGATCGATAAAGAGATTGACGAGGAATTCGGCAAAGGAAAGGAAGCCGTTCCATATAACAGCTACCCCATTCCATATAAAAGCGAATAGCGCATTAAAGAACCCCATCACCGCTCCGACGATCTGCTGCGTCGACACTCCGAAGGAATTAAGCACCCCAATTAGTAATGCTATTACTCCGATAACAGCCAGAATGGGCCATGATGCCGCCGCCCACATGATAAGCCAATAGCCGGCAAGCCCTAACACGACGATTCCGACCGCCATTAAGACGTTTCGGACGATATTCATGTTGTCGAGAATGAACTGGACTCCGGCCGCGAAAGCATCGGACACGAATCGGATGCCCGCCGTTAAGCCGTCAAAGAATCCTTGGCTTTGCGAAGAACCGAGCCACTCCACGAGCTTCATGACGGAATCCGTCACCTTCTGAAGGGGACCGTTCGCGCCATTAAGCGACGAAACCCATTCTATCGCTTTGTTTTTGCCTATTGTCATCGCTTGGCTGAACGTGACCGGCATCTTCGTAAACATGGCATGGATGTAAGCGTCTTGTCGCGCAAAAGCCTTTACGATCTTCTCGGAGGTTAGTTTACCGTCGGAGGCTAGCTGCTCAAGCGATCCCCGGGCTACTCCCAGCCCGTCCGCCAACACCTTCGTCATTAGCGGTGCCGACTCCGTCAAGGTTTGAAGCCCGTCGTTTTGAAGCCCCCCGCTCGTCATGGCCTGCGTCATTGTCGTCATTGAGCTTTGGCTTTCTTCCGGAGAGGTTCCGCTTGCGACTAATAGTTTGTTATACCGGGAAGTAAAATCCAGCAGTTCCTGATTGCTCTTGAAGGTACCCTTATTCGAGGATCCCAGTTGGGTGATCATGGTTGCCGTGTCCGTATAAGACTGGCGAGAGCCGTTAGCGACGTCCATTACCTTCCGTTGCAAGTCGAGCTGAGATTGAGTGCCGTCATTGACCATTCCCAATCGCGCGTTGACTCTGGCGATTTCGTCGGACCATTTGACGAAGTCGACCGCTTTCTGCAAGCTGGAAATCGAGAAGATCTCGCTCGTGATCGACTTCAGATTGCCTAGCAGGCCTTCGGACGAGGCTTCCTTTTCCCCGGTGCCGTTCTGCTTTTGCTCTTGGCCCTCCTGTTGTTGCCCGACATTGTTCGCGCCCTGGCCAACCGTTGGCGTTTGGATCAGTACAGACTCGGCAGAGCCCTTGCTCGTTCGGCCCAGTTGCCTCACGGCAACCAATAATTTGGAAACGAGCCGTTGCGTATTGGCGAACATTTCATTGAGCGAGCTCGGGAGCTCGATGTTCAGCTTTACATCCATCTTACTGAGCTCTTGGTTAATTCTCGCCAGCGCCCTTGGCGCTTCTTGCAGAGCCGGAGTGGGATCTATTTGTATCGTGATCGGTCTTTCAAGCTGCCTCCTCATGTACTCATGTATGATAACGATTCTCTTAATGCCGATATAGGTTCGATTTAGAACCTGGTTATAGCGATCGATTAATTCGAAGCCTTCGTCGATGGTGGCCATGCTCGCCACCTCCCCCATTAAGATGAAAGACGCGGCTTCTCCCGTAGAAGAAGCCGCGCTTTCGATAATGGCATAGAAAACCTATGCTCTTCTGGATTTGCGTTCTTTTCTTTCTTTCTCGACGCGAACGTCGATCATGGCGAAGATGGCCGCTTTCTCGCGGCGGCTCAACTTCACCAAATGATGCGGCATAATGTGAAGCTCGTGGAGGGCGTAGTAAGCATAATTCGCTTCCCCGTCGCCCTCCTTGATCAGTTTTTTACCTCGTCGACGAGCTCCGACATGTCCTTGTCGTAGCCGTTTAGCTCTTGAACCTTCTGGACCAAGCCGACGTATTCGCCCGCCAGCAGCATCTTGCGAAGCAGGGAATCGGCCCCGATGACCCCGTAAGACTTCTGCAGTTCGGCATCCTTGAGGTTGGGGTATACGATGCAAGAAACTGCGACCTTGGCCAGATATTCCTCGGTCGAAATTTCGGTCACGGTTTGTCCGCCCTTGCCTTTATTGCGTTTGGTAGCCGCTTTGCGGCACTCTTCGTCCTCTGCAGCTGAGATGCTGCGCAATTGCCAAGAGATCGGCAAGCCATCCTTCCCTTTGAATCGGTCGGAGACGATGAACTCTTCCGTCGACTCCGCCGCGGCGTTCTGTGCAAAAAATGCGCTTAAGTCGCTCATTTAAATTAGCCTCCTTAGTATTTACCCGTTAATCTGCCTGAAATCGGAACCGATCTCGTAGCCCTCGAAAGTGAATTCCATCTCTTCTTCGAGCGCTTCGCTGTCGGTATCCAGCTTGGCTGCAATAACCTTGTTGAGATTTACATTCATGAGGGTAATCGTCTGCATGCCGACGCCGGAATTGGGGTCTTCATTGATGACGGTGATCGTGAAATACGTGTCGATGCCGCTCTTGACATAGTCCAGCATCAGGTGACGGAATCTCGACGTCATATAGTAAATCGTCATCGTTCCGCTGCCGGACCAGCCCGTCGCTTTATGCTGCGTTCCCCGGCGACCGAGCGTTTTGATCTCGGCCTTCGTTTTCTCGATCGTGGCTTCAAGCGTCTTGACGTAGAACATCTCAACGTTCTCACCGTTGATCGTTGCATATGCCCGGCCTTCTTGGCCGTTGATCGTATCGCGAGCTTGGAGGTAAGTCATCTTACTTCACCTTCACTTTCATGTAAATTTTCTCGATCGCATCAATCGGTTGCACGTTAAGATCGACATACACGCTGTCGGAATCCGTGCCGGCAACGATCGTGACATCCGTTTGAGAGTCGAAGTTCTGGATGGCTCCAGCATCTTGCAGAGAATTGAGATAAGAGATCATCTCTACCTTGAGCAGGCTGCGGCCGTCGGCGTCGTTGTTGACCTTCCCGAGGTAGTAGCTCTCGAAGATTCGCTTGAAATCGTTGCCGATTCCGTCGAGTACGCGAATAACTCGGTTCTTCGAGAATTTCTTGCCTTTATCGACCGTGAAGCTGGTCAGGCTGTTGATGTCCTGCTCGACGATCGCCTTCCCGCCGCTAGCCGTAAACAGGAATTCGCCCGCTTCCAAGCCCACG